GCGCATTGGCGGAGCCATCACTCCCACGCAAGTCTCCACCATCCTCCGAGAGGCGGACGCTGGCGACATGACGCGGCTGATGGACCTCGGCAACGATGCGAGGCAGAAGGACGGTCATCTACAGGCAATCCTCTCTCAGGCAGAGGAGGGCATTGCTGGGCTCGATTGGCAGTTGCGTCTACCTGAAGGTGCCAAGGCGCGAGACAAGCGCGCGGCGAAGGTGGCCGAGTCGTACCTGCGGTCGGCGAAGAACTTCCAGCGGATGATCTCGCATCAAGCGGGAGCCATCTACTACGGAAGGGCCATCACCGAGACTGCGTGGCAGAAGCGAGACGGCTTCCTTGTCCCCGGCGACTTCGTCAACCATGCGGCTCGGCGGTTCGTCTTCCGGCGAAGCGACGGCAAGCTTGTCTGGAAAGACCCCGGGATGGTCGAGGTGGACTTCCTCGAAGAGTTCCCCGGCAAGTTCATCGTCTCTCAGCCACGGGTCAACGGCGACGTTCCGTGTCGGGAGGGACTCATTCGCGTGATCGTTTGGGCTGCGATGTTCCGCAACTGGGACCTCACCGACTGGCTCCGCACCGGCGAGGCGTCTTGGAAGCCTTGGCGCATCGGCTACCACGACCCAAAGGCCAACGATGAGGACAAGGAGTCGCTGGAGGCCGCACTGTCGCAACTGACGACAAGCGGCTACGCGATGTTGCCGAAGTCCACCGAGATGAAGATTGAGTGGCCCGGCGGGACATCTCAAAGCTCCAAGTCGACGCACTCGGAGCTGTTCAATGTCATTGCTCAGGAGATGAGCAAGGCCGTGCTCGGGCAGACCGAGACGGTACAGTCCTCAAACAGCAGCGGCTACGCGCAAGCGAAGGTGCATGAGCGCGTTGGCGGAACTCTCCTCAAGTCCCGCGCCAAGTCTGTAGCTGCGGACATCACTCGTGACCTTGTTCAGCCGTTCATCGAATGGAACTTCGGCAAGGGCTACGAGGTGCCCCGGTTCGAGTTCATCACTCAGGACCCGGTCGACATCGGCGGGTTCGCTGACGCCATCAGCAAGCTCGTCGGCTCCGGCCTGAACATCTCCCAGGAATGGGTGCGTGACCAGATTGGCGCACCAGAGCCCATCGATGGTCAGGACGTGATGGGGGCAGATGTTGACCCAGCAGCGGAGCAGGAAGCCCCAGAGGCGCCGCAGAGCAAGCCCGAGCCCCCTCCTGAAGAGGGAGAGCCGGAAGACGACGAAGACGCGGCCTAGCGCCGTTTAGGAGGCGCGAATGGCGCACGACATCGAGACCAAGCCGGTTCAGGCCTACGGGCTGAACGTGAAGAGCATTCGACCCGATACCCGGGAGGCGGACTTCGTCGCATCGACCGCTGCCATCGACTCGCACGGCGAGATCGTTGAGCAGGTCTGGGACCTCGAACGGTACACGAAGAACCCCATCGTCCTTTACGGGCATGACCGATGGGACTTGCCAATCGGCAAGAGCACCAAGGTTGGCCTGGTGAATGGGCAGCTTGAGTGCACCATCCAGTTCGCGTCCAAGGAGATGAACGAGAAGGCCGAACAGGTCTGGCTCCAAGTCCAGGGCGGGTTCCTCCGAGCGGTCAGCGTCGGCTTTCGCCCAAACGAGGTGAGGCTTGAGGTCCGTGACGGTGAGGACGTTTGGGTCCTGTCCAAAAACGAACTGCTGGAGATCAGCGTCGTCCCGATTCCCTCGAATCCGGAGGCTCTGGCGAAGATGAAAGCCAAGGCGCGCGATGCGCTTCAGGCCACAACGGTCGCAACCGGCGACACGGAGAAATCAATGGAAGTCACCGAGCAGGCCGCGAAGGCCGAGCAAGAAGAGGCCGCTGCCGTCGCAGTGGTCGAGACCGTTACGCCCGCCGCAGAGCAAGCCACGGAACAGCCTGCCGAGAAGCAGGCCCCCGAGGCCGCGCACACTACCGCCGTCGAGTCGACGGACGACGTCGCGAGCAAGGCTGTTGCGGAGCGGGATGCCGCACTGAAGGCCGCCCAGGAAGCCCGCGCAGAGTTGGATGCGATTCGCGCCAAGGCGATTGCCAAAGAGGTGGATGACCTCGTGGGCAAGAAGTTCATGCCCGCCGCGAAGGACGCGTTCCTCGCCCTGGCCAACCTCTCCAAGAAGCACTTCGACGCCATCGTTGAACACCTTCCTCCGCTCAAGGTGCTGGACCAGGTGATTCCGCAGACGAACGACAAGGCCGTCGGCGCTGCTGACCTCGGTGAGTTGTTGCTCAAGGAGCAGGACGAAGACGCGCCGGCTCAGGGCGATCTCGGCTCGCTTCTGTAACCCGTTCGGCGCGCCGCAGGCCGCCACCAATCGAAACAAGTCAACCGGCGCGAATCCAGCCGACTGCATACGACGCAGTGGGAACGGGAGAGGTGCGTCCTGAAGAGGCAAACACATGGCTACTCGTCCCCATATCAAGAACCAAAACGCGCTCGTCCAGGCATTCGTCGTCCCCGCCACCAAGGCTGTCACGCTCGGTAAGCGGGTGAAGTTCAGCGGCGCGGACAACGCCGTCGAAGACTGCGGCGCCAACGAGGACGGCATCGGCATCGCGATGGAATCCGGCGTTGCCGGCGACACCGTATCCATCGCCCTCGAAGGCTTCGCGGTTGTCGAGGCTCTTGTCGGCACCGGCGGCGCGACGCGCGGCGCATACGCCAAGTTCCTCGCCGACGGCTTCACCGACCAGGCGACCGCTGACGGTACCACCGTCCGATTCCTCGCCGGCAAGTTCATGCAGAGCGGCGTTGCGGGTGACCGCGTCGGTCTTCTGCTGGGCGTCACCTCGCCGCACTCCACGTCCTAACGGACAGACAAGCGCTTTGAGGGCTCGCGCTTTCCACCACTGAGCCCTCACCCAACAACGCCACAAGACGTGTCTCGCAGGGTGCGGAACGCGACGGCGGCGCTCGACTTTTGACCAGAGGATTCAATGCAATTCGACACCAAGAACGACGTCGTCGCTCGCGCCAAGGCCCTCATTGCGGACCCCCGCAACAAGGAGCTTGTGCTCCGCGCCAATGAGGCGCTCGTTCGCTGCAAGGGCATCGCTGGCTCCCTGCACAACGACACCACCCTCACCAACCTGTCCATCCAGTACAAGAACCCCTCCCTCATCGGCCTCCAGCTGATGCCGGTGGTGAAGGTGGACAAGCTCTCGAACAAGTTCGCCAAGTACTCCCAGCGCGACCGTCTGGCGGTGCCATCGGACGAGGTGACCAACCGCTCCATCCCCAACGAGGTCAGCGAGAACCGCTCGTTCGACAACTACAGCTGCAAGCAGTACGCGCTGCTCAACTACATCGACGAGATGGAACTCCAGAACCAGGACGCTCCGCTCAACGAGATGGTTGACCTGATGGCCGCGGTGAACGACGCGCTGGCCTTGGCTGAGGAGCAACGCATCGCGACCATCCTCACCACGGCCGCGAACTTCCCCACCGCGAACAAGGTCACCCTGTCCGGCACGGACCGCTGGTCCATCACCGGTGCGGAAGGCAGCACCAGCGACCCCATCCGTGACATCCAGGTTGCCAACCGTGCGGTGTGGAGTGGCTTCGGCAACACCAAGCGCATCGGCTACTGCTCCGGCTCGGTGTTCGATGTGCTCAAGCGGCACTCGAAGATCTCCGACCGCTTCAAGTACGTGCAGAGCGGTCTCCCGCTGCGCACGCAGATCGCGCAGATGCTGGAGCTTGACGACATCCTCGTCGGCGACGCGTGGAACGACACGGCCAACATCGGCCAGGCGCAGAGCAACGCCCGCATCTGGGGCGCCTACTTCGGAGTGGTCTCGGTGGCATCGTCCCCGAGCACCCGCAGCGCGCACTTCGGCTCCACATTCCGCATGGGCGACAAGGTCTCGAACCAGTGGTTCGACCCGAAGATCGGCATGGCCGGCGGCTACTACGCCAAGGTCGGTATGGCGGAGGATCACAAGATCGTCGCCAGCGATGCCGGGTACCTCATCTCCGCCACGGTGGCCTAATGGCATCGCCGAAGAAGGAAGCGCCTCCTGAGGGAGAGCAGTCCAAGGAACAGACCCCGGTCGAGGCACCGAAGAAGGTGCACTTGGTCAGGCTCGGTGTTGGAGCAGTCCAGCACCACGCAGGCCACTTCAGGGAGGGCGAGCCCGTTCCTGAAGAGCTTGTGGCAGAGCTTGCGGACCTGGTCGAGGAAGCGTGACACAACGGTGAGGCCTTACGGGGCCTCACTTTAACCCCCACGGTGTCGAGGCCTTCGGGTCGCCACGCCGTGGTTCTTTCGCACGATGTCATTGCGGGACAGAGCCGCATGCCTCCTTTAGAGGACGGCCGCCTATAAGCGAAAGCGAAGGGCGTCATCCGGTGGTGCAACTCCACCATCGTGCACCGGGGCAGCAGTTGGGCCCCACATACGCTCATCCGGCACGACCGGAAAGAGTAACGGCGTCATCCGCAAGGGTGGCGCCAGCATGGGGCAGCAAGCCGCAAGGCGCGGCTCCCGATTCCAAATCGGGGAGAGCTTGGTTCGATCCCAAGGCGTCCCGCCAATCACCGCCAGCGAGGCAAGACCATGACCGTCGCGACCTACTTCTTCACCGACGCAGAGCTTGCCCAGCGCATCGGCAAAGACGCGGTGCGCGCGTTGTTCGACGACAATCAGGACGGTGTTGCAGACACCGACAACCTGACTGCCATCAAGCGCGACGCGACGGCATGCGTTGCAGGCTACATGCGCGGCATCTACGCGCTTCCGCTGGAAGAGCCGGTGTCGAACGAGGTCAAGCGCCTCGCCCTCGATGTCGCCGTTGCCTACGCGGCAGAGCGGCACCCCGAGTACGTTCGTCGAGATTGGCGCGCAGCTTGGGAGAAGGTGCGGCAAGAGCTTTGCGATGTCCGCAACGGCAAGACCCGCCTCGACATCTCCCCGAGCACCAACCCCGCAATCGCGCCGTCCAACGTCGGCGGTTCGGTTGGGACGGTAGTCTCCTCCGAGCAAGCCAACGGGAAGTCCGCCACCGCGGCACCAGAGGCTGGTTCGTTCTGGGGTGAGATGGGCGACTTCTAGTCGTGACCATCAGCATCGAGTTCGAGGGCATCGAGGAGTTCCGCCGCAACTGCCAAGAGGCAGCCAAGGAACTCGATGCCGGTCTCTACTCCGCGGTGAAGGAAGCCGCGGAAGCGGGCGCACTCGAAGCGCGCACCAACCACCCGTACACCAACCGTACCGGGATGCTCGAAGCGAACACCGTTGCGCTGATGCTGCGGCAGGGGTTCGCAAACTACGAGGGAGAGATCTTCGCGAACCGCGAATACGCCTCCTACGTCAACGATGGGACGAGCCGTTCGAGGCCATACCCCTTCATGCCCCAGGCAGAGGCGAAAGCCCGCCAGGTGTTCGACTTCATCACCGGGAGCACCGTTGCAAGGGTCCTGGCCATCCTGAACCGCTGAGCCCATGCCCAACCTCCTAGGACCTCTCGCACTGCCGATCCCGGCAACGGAGCAGGAGGATAGCGCGGGCGATCCGCTCCTCGACTTGCTTGGCGAGTTCCTGACAGCGGCCATCAATGAAGAGTGCACGAACGCATGGCGCGAGCTGTCGAAGGACAGCACGGAAGCCGTCAATGCAGTCTTCACCTTCGACCCGAAGCAGCGCGGCGTTGAGTCCAAGAAGTTCCCGGCGCTGTTCATCTGGCGCACGGAGGACGGCGTAGACCGGCAGGTCGGTGATCTGCACATCTCCACCAACACAATCCAGATCCTCTGGGTGATGCCGGGACACTCAGGGCGGCCCCAGGTGACACGCAGAGACCCGTTCTGGCATGGGGTGATGTCTGCGGCACGGCTCGCGCTCACAAGCGACAGGCACCCCGCCTGGACGCACGTAGACGACGACACCGAAGGCGGCGCCTTCTACGGCTCCTGCTTCTCTAAGTGGGCCAACCTCTACTCGGAGCCCAAGGTCGGTAGGGCCAAGCCAGAGAAGCTGTCCGTCGAGTTCGTTGGCAGCAAGGACATGGTCCCAGAATACGTCGGCGCCTCACTGATGCTGATGGTGGATGAGACCGCGACCGGCACCGGTGCACCGGCACTGCCCTTCAACGGCGGCATCACCGGCACCATCGTCACGGGAGAAGACCAGGGGCATACCCACCTTGCATTCGAGCTTGGTGTGAAGGTCTTCGCTCTGTCCGCTTCGACTGGCGACATTGCCGGCGGAGAGACCTTGACCATCATCGGCAACGGATTCGCCGAAGGCTGCACTGTCCTGTTCGGGACGGTGGCCGCGGCATCGGTCGAGTTCGACTCCGAGACAGAGCTGACCGTCGTCACGCCTGCCCATGCGGCGGGCTTGGTTGACGTGACGGTGACGAACCCATCCGGCGAGCTTGGCGTCCTTGGGGGCGCGTTCACCTTCGCCTGAACAACACATCTGCCTCGCATCCGGCGAGCACTGGAGACTCCTGAATGCAGCGCACCATCAGCGTCATTGCGAACCCGTTCCACTTCATTGACGCCAACAACCGCCCCGCAGGCGTTGTCCCGGTGCCAGGTTTCCCAGGCCGCTACATCGGCGCCTTCCTCGACCACGAGGCCACCAGCAAGACGCGCTCAGAAGAGAAGATGGCCCGCCGGGGCGGGAAATCTGTCTTCGGCTACTTCGCCGACGCAGATGGCAAGCTGAAGCCGCAGAAGCTACCGGGGGACACTGGCTTCCTCGCTGGCATCTCCGCATCGATTCATGACGGCGCCATCCTCGCCGCAGACCTTGAGACCGCCGCGATGGTTGGCCTCAGCGCTCAGGCGTTCAAGGACCCCTACGAGCAACTGAAGGTTGAGCGCGACGCAGCTGTCGCCCGTCTGGAAGCAGAGGGCCGCAAGCCTGGTGCTTGGGCGACGGATGACAAGTTCTTCGCTCCACCGCAGGAGCCAACGCCAGAGGCGCAAGCCCAGGCAGAGCAACCCAAGGCCGAGGCAGAGCCGGAGCCCAAACAACCGCAGCGCGAGAAGAGCGCTGAGAAAGACAGCGCACAATGAGTGGACCGTTCGATACGGGCGTCTCCGCCTCGTACAAGGTTCCCGGGTTCTTCGGGAAGATCATCTTCGGCGCGGGCACTGTCAGTGCGGGCGCTGTTCGGCTTGTCTGTCTCCTGGTCGGCATGAAGACCAGCGCTGGAAGCCTCACGGTGGACAGTCAGATCGCCGACGGCACCAGCCAGGAAGAGGCAGACTCCTACGCGGGCGCCGGCTCGCAACTGGCGCGCATGGCGTACTCCGCGCTTCAGGTGCCGACGGTCAAGCTCAAGATGGCAGCCGTCACCGAGCCCGGCGGCGGCACCGCTGCAACCGTCACCATCGTCCTCACCGGCACCATCACTGCGGCAGGTGAGACCCACATCCGCATCGCAGGCAAGAGCTACAAGACGGCCTTCCTCGCGACCGACACCCTGGACACCATCGGCGCAGCGGTCGTCGCGAAGATCTCATCGGACACCCGCTGCCCGTTCTCCGCGGCCTACAACAGCAGCACCGACACCATCACCCTGACGTGCCGCAACAAGGGCACGCAGGGGCGAGACTGGATCGTCTACTGGGTGACCGATGACATCGCTGCATCCGGCCTCATCGGCACGATTGCCGGCAGCTCTACCGTCAACACTGGCGGTGTCCGAGCCGGCGCAGCATCGTCAGGCACCGGTTCGGAGGACGTCACCTCGCTCCTCACCAAGCTCCTGACGAACCGCTACGCTCGCGTCGCTGTCGGTCACAACGACACCACGAACGCTGCGCTCTGGGAGGCCCACGTCAACGCCAAGGCGCTTGCCACCACGATGCTGTATGACCAACTGGTCTTCGGCTTCAACGGCACCTACGCCAACGCCATCAGCCTCGCGGCAACGACCCTCAACGCGCACCGCGCGCAAGTCGTTTGGCATCGCAACAGCGAAAGCCACCCCTGCGAGATCGCGGCCTACGTGGCAGCGAAGCGCTCGGTGGTGGAGCAGGCGACTTGGGTGCCGGACTACGATGGTCTGGAACTCACCCCCATCGCGCCTCAGGCGTTCGATGCGGACAAGCCCACGCCGCCCGAGCAAGACGCCGCCCTCAACAACGGCGTCACACCATGCACCACGGTCAACGGCGTTGCGGTCTGCGTCCGCGCCATCACCACGTACTGCCTGAACGGCACTGCGCAGGACGAACGCTGCCTCGACATCGGCGATGCGGTCTGCCCGGACCAGGCGATGATCGATCTGCAACTCTTCTGGTCCACGGAGTTCCGTCCGGCCAATCCATACGTCGGTCCCGATCCGGCGGAGGGAGACCCCGAGCCCCCCAGCGGCGTTGCCTTCCCCAAGCTCTGGAACGGCAAGGTCGTTCAGAAGCTGGAGGAGTGGGGCCGCGCCGGCTGGATGAAGTTCCCGCCGACCGGCATCTGGGCGCCGACGTCGACCTTCGTTGAAGCCTCCGAGGCCATTGCGACGGTCATCCCTCTTCCAGTTCGACGCCTGCAACACCGCACCGACCAGGTGATGCGCCAGACCGCGAGCTGAGAGGCGCGCGCAACCATCAACCCCGCCCTGCTGGCATGAGTCGGCAGGGCGGTCCTGTTTTTCGCGCGGTCTCTTTCCGCGCCCGAAAGGACCACGCCAATGGCAGCCCCCCGGATTCGCTCGCTCGCCTTCTACTACAAGGGCAAGAAGGCCGTCACCGTCAACAAGTTCTCCATCAAGTACAACCTCAACCGCTCGGCGCAGTTCGGGCATGACGAGTACCTTGCCCACGCCGAAGGCATCGGCATGGTGCAGATCACATGCACCGAAGTCGTCACCGTCTCCGGCTCCACCACGGTCGACGACCTGGAGAACATCCTGCTGAAGGGCGGTCGCGTGAAGTGCTCCGCCATCATCGGCGGTCGCTTCCAAGAGTTCGAGCTGACGGTGACCGACCTGAACTACGAGTCTGACTCGCAGGCTGGTACGGCCACTGGCAACATCACCCTTGAAGGCGCGCTGCCCGCTGGCGTGTCCGGCTAATGGCTACGCTGAAGCAAGTGTCCGAGCGCTTCGCCCACCTTCAGGGCGGAAAGCGGCAACGCTTCACCGTAGAGCTTCCGCTGGATGCTGTTTACGACGAAGAGAAGGCCGTCTACACGGGCCAGACCATCAAGGTAGACGTTACCCCGCTGGACATGCAGGAGGAGATCCTGGTGCTCGCGGGGGCCCGGCAATTCGCGGCAGACAACGGGGGCAAGGAAGACGACCCTGGCGACCCCATCTACGAGAAGGGGGCAAGGCTCAACACTTTGCTTCTGGCGTGCGTCGACCACGAGAGCCCGAAGGATGCGCCGGTTCCGTTCTTCTCTTCGGTCTCGGAGATACTCCAGCAGAAGCTCCTGTCACCCGACCACCTAGCCATTCTGCACGAAGCGCAGATGACGCATCAGGATCAGTGCTCCCCCCGCAAGCTGGACATCCCGGCTAGCCAGTACATCGCGACAGTGGTGCACATGGCGGGAGGGAACCTCCCTTTTTTTCTCAGGCTGCGGCCAGGCATGCAGTGGAGCTTGGTGCATACTATGGCCAAGCAGCTTCTAGACTCACAAGCGCTCAAGTCGCTCTATTCCTTGCCCTCCGACACGACGACGCCGGATACGAGCGAGCCTTCGGTGAGTGAGTGAGCACGTTCTCCCAACTGGCCAAGGAGGTCATCGAGCCGCCGATGACCATCACTGTCCCAAAGAACGTCTGGGCTCACACGTGGGAAGAGCGACCGAAGACGGACCTCCTCGCCGGGATGCGACTCATCTCGGACGCTGAGGTTCAGGCCGGACAACATCTCGCCCGCAAGTTCGCTACGGATCTTCACCCTGGCGACACGATGCGGGACCGAGAGCTTTGGGTGATGGCCTACGAGGACGCACTCATCCGCCACGTAGCCGCACGCTCACTATGCGACCCGCACAACGTTGATGAGCCGTTTCGGGCAATCGCCCCGGCGCCTGAGGACATCATGGCGTCGAAGGACTATGTGCAGCCGGATGGCGTTCGATTCCTGTTCGACGCATACGAGCGCCTGCGCATCGAGTTGGACCCGACGCAGCCACTGCTTGAAGACGGGCAGTTGATGGACCTGGTCGATGCGTTCGACCTTCACATCGACGAACTGTCACCGACGAAGGCCGGACGCATTCGAAGGCTCCTCTCCTACTGCCTCTCCGAACTGACAGAGCAAACCAATGGCTGAGATTCGCATCAAGATCGGCGCGTCGGTAGACCGCGGTCTTGAGAACGCGTTCCGGCCCCTGGAAGAGTCAGCAAAGCGCGCGAAGCGAACGCTCCGTACTGAGTTTGACGCGAGCGCCAAAGAGCAACTGAAGGCCCAACAGAAGGCCGACAGGGAGATGGCCAAGTCCGCGCGAGACGCGGCGCGAGAGCAGGCCAAGGCGGCCAGGGAAGCGGCAGCCCAGAAGACCAAGGCGGAGCGGGACGCAGCGAAGGAAGCCGCAAGGCTGGACCGTGAGCGAGTCCGCACGGCAGAGCGGGCAGAGCGAGACATCGTTCGGGCCAAGGAGAAGGCCGAGCGCGAGAAGGCTGAACTCACTAAGAAGGCCCAGCGCGAGGAAGAGCGCGCGCAAAGGGATGCTGTCCGCGCCGCAGAGAAGGCCGCGAAGGACCAAGCACGAGCCATCGCCAGGCAGCAACGGGAGCAGATTCGCGCGACTCATCAGGCGGAGCGCGACCATCGTAGACAGTCCCGCGCAGACCACTACGACCGGATGCTTGCGTCTCGCAACGTCGGCCGCACCGTCGACAACATCGTCACTCCTGCCGCTCGCCTCGGGGGCAAGGGACTATCCTTTGCAAAGGGGGTCTTGAGCGACGTTGCCCAGGGCGCGGGCGCAGACTTCTCGCTGGCATCTCACGTCCAGAAGAACGTGAGCTTGGAGAAGAACGCAACAGACCTCACCAACGCCGGCTACATGCCAGGGGAAAAGGGACAGGCCGGTATACGGCAAGACCCGCAAGCCCTCATCAGGGATGTCCGCAAGGCCGCTGATGCCACTGCCACCGATGCCAACGTGGCCATGGAAGGCCTTCAGAAGTTCGTAGCCAAGACAGGCGACCTTCAGACCGGACGCGAAATCATCCAAGACTTGGCGAAGTACTCTCGCGCAACGGGCGCTGAGTTGGATGACATGGCCGACGCTGCCGGCGACGTTGCGAGCGCTCTAGGCGAAACGGACAACAAGGGCGAGAAGGTAAAGGCCGTCATGAAGGCCATCGCTGCCCAAGGCAAAGTGGGCGCGGTCGAGATCAAGGACCTCGCCACTCAGATGGCGAAGATCGGCGCATCAGCAACTCAGTTCACCGGTGACGGTGCTGAGAACGTTGCGAAGATGGCTGCCATCTCCCAGGCCGCTCGCCAGAAGGGCGGTGCCGCAAGCGCCACCCAGGCCGCGCAGTCGACCATGGGCTTCATGGCGACGTTCTCCAAGGCAGCCAGGCAGAACCAGTTCAAGGCGTACGGGGTCAACATCCGCGCTGCTGACGGCAAGGTTGCGGACCCAAAACAGATCATCATGGATTCGATTGCCGCAGCGGCTTCAGAGAAGCACGGCGGCATGGCCAACTTCGACAAGAACATGGGCAAGATGTTCATGGACTCTTCGTCGAAGCGAGCGACGCGCGGGTTCGAGGCGGTCTACAAGGACACCAAGGGCACGCACGAGCAGAAGATGGAAGCGGTGTCGAAGTACTTCGACAAGCTGGCCAATGCGACCATGAGCGAGACGGAGGTGATGGAATCATTCACCCGCTCGATGTCGACGACCGAAGCGCAAGCCCAGTTGGTCAACAACCAACTGTCCGCTGCTGCCCAAGAGTTGCAGAACAGCCTCCGACCAGCGATGGCCGGAATGGCCCCAGTGATGATTCAGGGGACGAAGGCCGTCACCGACTGGATCGGGATGCTGACAGGCATCAAGGCCCAGATGTCGCAGGCGGCCGGTTACCGTACGTCGAACGAGTCCGGCAACGCGCGCCGACTTCTTGAAGGCGACACGTCCAATGGTGTTGTTGGGCAAAACTACGATGTAGCCGTCAGCAAGCAGAAGGCGCTACAGGACGCAATCGCGGCCAAGGAAGCCGAGCACAAGAAGAACATCCTCCAGGACGAGGGCAAGCAGAAGCTCAGCCTCGCAAACCCAATGGGTGATGTCGGCGCGGCACTGTTCGACAAGTTCACTGGTCGCACTGAAGCGCGAAAGAAGAACCTCGACACGGAGCGCGAGGACCTTCGCCTGATGCGCGAAGAGAACGACAAGATGACGAAGGCCCTCGAAGGCGTTCGCCGCGGTCTCCTCGAAGGCACGCTGAAGGTGGAGGTTGTGAACCAGCCGACGCCAGGACCTCCGGGCGCACCAACTAGCGGACGTTCGACGCAGACGCAGACCACACCATGAGCCGAGTATTCACCGTTCACCGGAAGGCTGGCTTCTTCGGCCGAGTCTTCCCGGTGACCGATTGCGTGATCACTGGCGGCATCCGCCACCACGTACACGAATACCCGCACACCCCAGGCGGCGACACCGAGCCGATGGGGCGCAAGCTCTACACGATTCGGATGCGGGCATTCTTCGGAAGCGTCCCAGGCTCCAAGCTCAACCGGGACTACCCGGACCTCTACCCGACGACGTTGCAGATCCTGCGAGCGGCGTTCGAGGAGGAGAAGGTTGCCGACCTGCTCATCCCAACGGTGGGCACCATCAAGGCGCGCGCTGTTGGCTGGACGCAAACGATGTCGTCGGGGAACCTCTCCGGCGAGACGATGGAACTGGAGTTCCTCGAAGAGTACGAGAACCAGTACCTCGACAACTCCGGGTCGGTAGACATCAACATCGACGTCGATGCGGCGAACGACGCGCTCCAAACGGCAGCGGCGGCCAAGCTGGCTGACCTCGACACCGGCGAGTTCGGCAATCCAGAGCCGCGCATCGAGAAGGCAACCAGCCTGTTCCAGTCGCTCAACGATGCGGTAGGTGCAGTGCTCGCCATCCGCGACACGGTGGACGTCGCGGCGCGGCTCATCGAGGCCAAGCTGCTGAAGGTCGCTGACTTGTGCCGCGAGGTCGACAGGACACTCGGGACACTGCAAGGCGCGGACTTCGTCCGGGTGATGCAGGCTAACCGGGACCTCTGGCAGAGCGTCAACGAGACCATCGAGAACGTCACCAAGAAGCCGAGCCCGCTCCAGTACTACGAGACGCCGAAGCTGATGGGCGTCAACGAGGTTGCCATTGCCCTGTCCAAGTACGGGGTGAAGCCGGTGGACCTGCTCTCGCTCAACGGATTCGAGGATGCGTTTGCCATCCCACCCGGCTACCGCGTCAAGTACCTGAACCTCGCAGCCTGACCCATGGCCAACATCGGCAAAGACGGCGAGCTGGACGACCGCGTCCGGCTGAAGCTTGGGGGCGTCGAGACGAAGAACTTCGAGTCCTACTCGGTCAGCACGGCAGTACTGACGCAACCGTCGGCATTCTCCGTCCGGCTCGGCTCGTCCGAAGTCGCGGCCAAGTTCTTCCAGAAGTACCCGCCACGGACCGCGTTCCAGTTGATGATCGGCGACCTCGCCCAGTTCACTGGCGAGACCGACGGGTTCCAGGGAACTGGCAGCGCCACATCTACCAGCATCACCCTGAAGGGCAGGGACCTCCTTGCTCGCTTGCATGATGCAGACGTCACCGCAGACACCCCGTATGCAGAGGTGACATACGAGGACATGGTCAAGGCGGCCATGAAGGAGGTCGGTCTTGGGGATCGCCTTCTCATCGTTGGCAATGCCGTCTCGCGCGAAGCGAAGGTTGGCCGCAAGATCAGCGGCACCGAGCCGCAGGTCAGTAGCTTGGTGACGCAGACCGTCGGTGCAGGCGGACTCGTCCGGCAAAGCGTCCGCGCGAAGATGGGCGAGACGTGGCTGAACTTCTGCCTTCGGCACCTCGAAAGCGTCGGCCTGTTCCTCTGGACAGACTTCGAGGGGAACCTCGTTCTCTCCAAGCCCAACCCGAACCAGAAGCCTTCCTATCGGTTCATCCGCGAGGTGGGCAGCCGCACCAACCGCGTCAACATCACCGACTGGTCATTCAACAACGACACCACCCACCGCTTCAGCGAGATCGTCACGTGGGGCAGGGCGCCCGGTAGGGGCAAGGGACGCGGCAAGATCAAGGGCGACCTCGACGACGCCGAGATGATTGAGTGGGGCTACGACCGCCCCAAGGTCTTCCACGACAGCGACATCACCAACGGGCAGAGCGCGATTGCGCTAGCCAAGCGGCGAATGGGTGAGGCCAACCGCGCCGGCTGGCAACTGACCTACACCTTCCAAGGTCACACGGTCCCATCGATTGACGGGCGCAGCCGAGTGGTTGTTGCTCCCGACACGGTCGCCCAGGTGCAGGACGATGAACTCGGCATCAACGAGCCGCTCTACATCGAGAGCGTCGAGTACCACTGCCCGCCGACGCAGACGGTAGTAACGATGATGCGGCTCAAAGACGTTGTCTTCTGATGGACCAACTATCCTTTCACTTCGGCGTAGCCACTGGCTCAGAGTACGACGAAGACAACCACATCGGCATCCAGATTGACCACTTCGGCGAGGCCGGCAGTGTTCCCGCTGAGACGGTGATGCCCTTCGGCCTTCTGGCTCGTCCGCTTGACCCCGAGGTTGACGGAGACGCCTCCCCGCAAGAGGGCTGCACCCTCATGTGGAACGAGGAAGGCTCGCGCACCAACGCGATGCCCCTCTCGGACAACCGCGTCACGAAGCTCCTGCCCAAGCTCCGCAAGGGCGGGTCAATGCTCTACTGCGGGGCCGGCAACTACGCGCTGTTCGACGGCAAGGATCCGACGGACGAAACCAAGCGCGCCGGCTCCTATTACGTTGGCGTGAAGTACGGAGCCAAGAGTCACCTGCTCGGCATGGTGACGCGGGAGAGCGGGCAGGAGTTCGTCACCCTGGTGCATGGCGAAGGTCACGGCCTGATGCTCACGGCGAGTGGCAGCGCCATCCTGAAGAACAAGAGCGGCAACGCGTACATCGAAGCTTCGGACGATGGCATCAACATCGCTGGAAACGTCTCGCTCGTTGGGACATTCCAGGCTGGAGACCCGGCAACGGCTGGTTCGCTTGTGCTTGCATCACAACTGCTTTCGCTGATGCAGGCCATGGAGGCCAAGCTGATTGCTGGCATCGCGCTAGCGTCTGCAACGTTCGCGGGTGGTGTGGTCATCCCGCCAAGCATCAACGCTGGACTCGTCGCGAGCATCGGCACGAAGCAGATCAAGGCGACATGAGTTGCGGGTACCCGACGCTGCAACTCTCGTTGCCAGGCATCGACATCCCGGCAGTCAGAATACCGGGAGTGCCAACGCTTCCGGGGTTCGACGTCGACCTAGATGCGACACTGCCAACGCCAACAGCGCAACTCTCGCTCCCTGGCATCGACATCCCCGCTGTACGTATCCCCAAGGTCCCAACAATCCCTGGGCTGGATGTTGACTTGGACCCAAGCCTTCCGTTCCCAACGGCGCAACTCTCGTTGCCGGGCGTCGGTATCGGCGCCCCACGAATCCCATCACTCCCGACCCTTCCAACTCTCCCTTGCCCCTTCGACGAATGAACCATGGGAGCCGGTAGCACTTCAGCAGGGTCGACCCCCGCAGGTCTCGACACCGTCGTATCAAGCGGGCGAGTTGAGTTGCCGGCGCTCAAGTCGCCGCTCTACGACCCTGCCATTCGCGGCTTTGCCATGCAGAGCGCGGGTGACTACCCCATCCAGGTTCATCCCGTCATCGAACGGGCATCGATGCTCATCGGCATGAGGCGAGGGGCGAGCCCTTCAAGCCAAGACGTTGGCTTGCGCTTGGAGGAGATCCGCAAGGCTTCAGACGAAGACGTCCAGAACGTTGCGGCGGACGAGGTCAACATCGCCCTCAAGCCGTTGCTGGACGCGCGAGACATCAAGGTGGTTGCGGTCGAAGTGATCCGCGATCTCTGGGGAACACGCGCAGCGATGGTTGTGACAGTCGCAAACCTTCGGGAGCCCGGTGCCCCATCAGTCCCCATCCGCAGGGCGTTCTAACAAATGAGCACTGACGATCTTCCGAGTGAGTTCTTCGTCCCGTCTCGGGATGAGATCGCGCTCCAGTACCAGCGGGACTACAAGTTCCACCAGCCGACCGCCGTTGTCGGCGCTGGCACCGCCGCCGCTGCCCGAGGCAACGCACTCGCGGATACCCTGCTCCCGCTGTACGCGGATGCCAAGGCCGTTGCGCAAGACGCGAAGCTTGCGGACATGACCGAGGCCGGGCTGAACAAGGAGGCCACCGCTATCGGCATTGCGACGCGGTTGCCGCCGTCGGCTGCCACTGGCTACGTGACCATCACCGCATCGACCGGCGGCGGGACCATCCAAGCCGGCGACGAACTGCGGGACCCCAAGACGCAGATCCGTGCCCGCGTGCTGCGGACGGACCTCTACACGCAAGGCTCGTCCTGCGCCATTGAGACAATCGACACCGGCCCGACGGCGAACCTCGCCGAAGGCACCCGGATGACGTGGGTGACGCAGCGGCCGGGCATTGGCTCCACCGCAACCGTCGCAGGGCAGAACGGTGCCGGCCTCGAAGGCGGTAGGGACCAAGAGACGCTGGACGAGATGCGGGCTCGCATCGCTGACGCCAAGGCCAACCCGGCCAGCGCCGGCAACGATGCGGAGATTCGGAAGGTCGTCCGCGAGACCCCGAACGTCCCCGTTCAGGAGGTCTTCACCTACGCATGCAGCGATGGCCCAGGGACGACCGCCTACGCGTTCACCCTTCGCCCCGCTACTGCCGGAGGGTCGCGCGCCCCAAGCTCTGCACAAGTCGGCCTGACGCTGGCAAACGTCATCGGAGAGCTACCCAAGGATGACGGCATCATTGCGTGCCTGACGGTTGAGGAGCCGACGTACACCGAGCTTGCCGTTCGGTGGGTTGCCGATGCGCCCGGATGGGCAGACATCTCCCCATGGCCCAGCTCCGTAACGCTCGTCCTGTCGGCGGGCCTCACGGATGCCTACAACTTCAGCGTCAGCACCGAGCCGAAGGTTGGGGCGACGTTCGCGCTCTACAACCCGGACACTGGCAAGTTCTCTCGCAAGAAGGTCCTGTCCTACAGCCCGGTGATGGGCGGATATGCCGTTTTCTGCGACCAGACCAATGGCGCGAGTGACGCATACCTTCCGGTTGCGCTGCAATCGGTCTCCCCTTGGAGTGACTCACTGGACCTGCTGTTGCCGCCCCTGGTTGGCGTCTACGACGGCGTTGGACCTGGCGAGATGGTGGCGAGCTTCTTCGACGAAGGGATGCGGCAGAAACGCAACCCGGCGACGAACCCGAGGCGCTACCCGCACACACTGACCGGGAAGTCCTTCGATCCGGTCGAGGACATCCCTGACGTTGACGAGTTGCAGGTCAACAGCCCGACGCTTCCGTACGTGACGCCGGTCGGGACGCTCAACGTTTCGGTCAACCTCCTGACCCTTGGCGACATCGCCGTTTACCCGCTCTGAGGACGACGAATGGCAGCCACCGCAAACCTCACCTTCGACAACGTTGTCGCGACGCGTCCGACGCTCGCGGAGCTTGGCGGGGCGACGAAGGAAGACCATCCGAAGTACCCGCCGAACCCGGCGACGATGGCGACCGCGAACGAGTACAACCACTTCACCAAGCTGCTCCAAGGCTTGGCGAACGTCACCCCATCGGTGAGCATCTGGATTCAATTCACGTCAGGCACTCCAGCAGTGAGCGCGATCCGGGCGGTTGGCAGTACCGTCGTCAGCGGAGACTTCACCGTTACCGACAACGGCGCGGGTGACACCACCATCTCCTGGGCGGCGGGCAAGCTGCCCAACCCAACGGGGCAAGGCGCAGCCGTCAGCCTTACGGCGGACGTCGAGATTGACCGCGTCCGCGCGTACTACCCGACCACCACGTCAGTGCGGGTGAAGACGAAGCTTTCGGCAACTGGCACTGACGCAGACTTCCTCGTCCAGATCATCTAAGCCGATGCCCCTCTTCTCCGCATTCACCCCGTTCGGCATGCTGGACTTCTCCAGCCAGGACAGCGACGCCGAGAAGGCGTACCGCGCGCTCAAGGCGAACTACGGCGAGGAAGCGTTCGACTACACCATCGGCACCGAACACGAGGCCGACGTCTACGCGACGGCAATGGCCATCGGCGCGGCCAAGGCGACCATCCGCCGGGCAGGCAACCAGCACAACCCAGCAACCGCTTTCGAGTTGCTCCCCGCGCATGAGGCAGCCTTTGGCCTCGTCCCGGCCCGTGGCGCCTCTCTGGCGAGCCGGCAGGCAGCGGCAGCGGCAAGGAATAGGGTCCTGAGGGGCTCGCGTCCTGAGGCCATCCAGGAGGCACTGGAGGGGGTTCTCGGGTCAGACCTCCTGGCCATCCGCGTTCTGACCGTCGCAGAGTCGGACCAATGGCCGACAAGCATTGTCGATGCCGGCCCTGGGCTCTACTCCGACCCCCGCAAACCGCTCAAGTTCATCAAGCTCCTGGACCCCGTAGCGGGCGCACTCGATGGCATCACCCCCATCGAGTTGACTCTGCCCTACGAGAACTGGGACACCACCGATACGCCCGTCACCCTGGCCCGCGGGGAGCTTCTCCTGGTGGAGCCTGAGATCCCCGACGAGGCAGAGGTTGTCGAGGTGACCGAAGTCGCGACCGTCGGCGGGGTGAAGACATTCACCGCCGAGTTCCTCCGCGCTCACAACTTCGAGTCCGCAGCGACAACGCGCCCCACTCCCATCCGAACATCGACCAAGCGGCACTACCTCATCGTCGTCACCGCAAGCGCTTCGCTTGACGCCGTCATCCGCAAACAGGTGAACGAGACGATGCAGCGGATGGTACGCGGCGTGTCGACCTGGAACATCGTCCAGCCGTACGACATCCCGTCTCGTGTGGTTGGCCCATTCTTCTTGAACCAATCCGGTCTCGGTGTCGTCACCATCGAACAGATCACCTACTGACCCATGGCTCACAACACGCGCAGACTCACGGACGCAGGGACCGTCATCGGGACCAGTGCGGACCTTGCCGACGCGTTCCGGGACATTGACGAGACCACCACCAAGGCACTGAATGGGGCGGACGGCGGAACGTTCACCGCGGCTGCCACCATCACCATCGGCGGGGCCGGTGTGCAGTTGGCCTGTCCGGTGGACATGAATGGTGCTGCGATTGCGGCAACATCAACGAATCCGCTCACCCACGGAGCCCTGACCGCAACCGACGACTACATTCGACTTGGCCCTGGGCACACGGGATCAACGCGAACGTTCAGGCAGTGGTTGGCGCCCGTCATCAGTCCCGAAATCTTTTGGGTCACGTCCGCCGACCTTGAGGAGGGGAGCGCAGCTACATCGCGCTTTCCAGGCAATCGGTTTGCAGCGAGACTTCGCGTGCATGACGGGGCCACGCTCGCGAGCGTAGTTGTCAGGTGGAAGGTCAAGTGGGCGCATGCAGCACTTCCGGCGAAGCTCCCGGTGTTCCGTGTGATCCGGACAGACACCAACGGTGATGTCCAAGTGTTGCGGGCAGACTCGGGACTGGCAAGCGATGGGTTCATTGGCCTGGCCGCCAACCCATCAAACCTATCCAATTATCAGGCATCGAACGGTCCGCAGGACAGTGCGACGTACGTCTGCGATCAGAACAACGTCGTTGACGTTTCCAAGTATGACTACCTGGTAGAGATCATCGACGAAGACGGAACCAATGCCTTCGACCAGTACGTCAGAGGCAACGTCTTCTACTGGGCCGAGACCACCGTCGACTTCATCACCAGCCTG